GTGGTAGGTGGTTCCATTTTGCATATTTTTGATCGGTTGAATGCTGGCCGGGCGTTTACGTGGCACCCGGATAGCCGGTGCCCGAGTATTCCCATTGCGGCCAATCGTCGTTGGAGGTCGTGTCCTTCGTTTTGGTGACGATGATCTTGCCCGAAACTCCGCTTGGAGCCCCGCTCGAAGCCTTGAGCGCGACCGGGCACGCGATGCCTTTGCCTTTCACGCTGAACTCGAAGGTCGGATCCAATACGGCGGCCTGCGAATAGGCGCCGCTCTTGTCGGTGAGAATCTTGACGTCGCCTTTGCTCGAGAACTCCGCCGATTGGGCGGTCGCCTCGGTGACCATCGTGATGCCAATGTCTGTGGGAACGGCCATAATTATGTTGCGGAGAATTTCTGGAGCGTGACCTCGTAGTCCGGAAAATCGTCGTTGCTCTCGCTCGCCTTGCCGGACGTGATGACGGCGGTTGCGCCGACCGACAAATTGCGGGTGACCGAAGGGGCGTAGGTGCCTTTGCCTTTGAGCGTGATCGTTTCCGTGACCACCCCTTTTGGCACGGCCAGCTTGGTGATGCCCGTTGCGTCCTTGCATGTGGCAATATCAACGGACTTTTCCGAGGTGGTTTCCTGCAAATAGCCGCCCGCCGGGTCAGTCACGCTAAAGAGATTGATTGTCGCGATGGCCATGTCAGGGGAGTTCGCAGCCGGTCAGTTTGAGATCGAACTTGATAATGTAGGATCGCTGGACGCAGTCGCCGGAGATCGTCTGCGAGCGGGCAATAGAAAACCCCTTCGGGCTGGTTTCATTCGGAGCCGCTTCAAACCGGGCGAGCGCCTGCTCGCAAAAGTCGTAGGCAGATCGGCGAAGTTCGGGTTTCGGTGTGTCAGCGGCCATGCACGGGAGGACGTGTCAACCGAAACGGATGCCAGCGAGGAGCTCAACGGTCGCCCGCCAAGTGTTATCGACGATTTCCTCGGACTGTGATCGGACGTGAAACCCGTGGAGAGTGAGGTTGTCTGCAACCGGATTGCGCCTGCGGCCGGATCCCATCGCCTGTGGAATAGATCGCTATGTTGGAAACCATTTCGCGCACGAACCCGGAATTGCGATGGAGGTAGCGGGAGCGGCGGACGAGTTCGGTCCTGTCAACGGATCAACCGGATGAATGAGCGCACCAGGCTGGCCGCGCGGCGCTTGCGCCACACGCCATCGCCCGTGGCGCTGTCGCGCTGGCCACCGCCGTTCGTGTTCCCCTCAATCGTTTCAATCGAGTCGGCCGAGATCTGATCCTTCACGATGATTCCGATGTGCGAAAACTCGAAAATCACGAGGTCGCCAGCTTTCGCGAGGGCGGTCTTTTTCAGAACTTGGAGCCCCTTTTCCTTCGCCCACCGCTCGAAGTCGAATGCGCCAGCCGTCTGCGGCCGCCAGTTTTCGACAGAAAGGTCGTTGCGCAACGACAATTTCTCTCGAACTTCCGGCGACTGAAGCCATTCGCGCAAAATCCAGCAGATGAAGGCCGCGCACCACGGCCACGGGGCGGGATTGAGCCAGGTGGCGGATTGATATTCCACGATGCGCGGGCCGCGGTTGTTGCCGCCTACCTCGTGCGTGCCCACCTCGTGGGTGCCGATTTCCAGGAGTCGTTTGATCGGGTCCATGAACCCGATGTGGCGTCAACCTGAAAGGAGGGCTGACTCCCTTTGTTGAGGGGTCTATTTTTTCTGAACCAAGGGAGACTCAAAAAAACTGATTGCCTCGGCCACTTGCTTGTCCTTGCAAATTGCGTGCTCCATTCCCGGCACGTCAATGAGTTTCGCTGCGTAGCCATTCTTCTCGTAGCCGCCTTGAAAAATATCGAGCAGGTTGCCGTAACGAAAATCTTTTGCGCCGGTGATGATGGCAAACTTGATCTGTTGCCGGGCGGATTCTTTTCGAGCTTCATCAAGGATAAACCAACCATATTCATCCTTCTCGGTGGCTTTGACTTTTTCTACTTTTCCCGGAAATCCGACTCCGCAGATGGCGAGCACGCCTCGGAAAAGCTCGGGATGCGCGAATGCAGCATAAGCGGCTATGCGCGCTCCACCGGAAAACCCGCCGACATAAATTCGCTTGGCATCTATTTTCGCCATTTCCTGAAATTTTCGAGCAGCAACCACCGCCATTCCTGCACGTCGCCCTGTTGGCTGCTTGTTGCCCACTGATTGCGGAGCCACAAAAATCAACTTGTTCTTGTCCAGAACACTGGCCCAACCCGGCGGAATATCTGCAAACTCGTCCGAAGGGCTCAGGAACACGAGCAAGCCAGATGGGAAAACGCTGTTGTAGCCGGATGGGTAACGAACGAAGAATTTCTCCCCATCAAGGTTCACGTCATAGGTGATATTGGGATCCTTGCTCTCAATTTGAGGCACTGGCCCATTGAGCGCTTGAAGCCCGGAAGTCGGCCCCGCCATAACCACGTTGACCGTAAGGCAAAAACACAGAAGAAAAATCAGACGTTGCACCCGCGTAGTCAAAACCGATCAATCCTGTGGGTCAATGCGACTCTTCAGGCTGATCCGCTGCGGAAAACTCCCGCCCGATCAGTTTGAGCATGACGACGGCGACGACCTGCATGGCCTCGCAGTCCCAGAGGTGGTTCGGGCGGTTTCCGATTTGCCGCCAGAGCCATTTTCCTCCGGCCTTGACCCGGTGCTCGCTCTCCATCTGGGCGAGATAGTCGTCGTCGATGTCGTCAGGCACTTCCCAGGTCGAGCCTTTCTCCGGGCGCTGATTGCGACGGAGCCGGGCGAGGATGTCTTTGCAGTTGAGGTTCGACCAGTAGAAGACGGAGCAGCTTTTGTTGTGGGCAAGAACCACTTTCCGGCGGGGCGAATAGAACCTGTGGACGGGTTTGCCGTCACGGGTGCGGTGGACGAATGTGGCGCGGCGGTCGCCGATGAGCGCAGTCCATCCGTAGTCGCCGCAGTGGCGGTAGACCTCGTAAGCGGCGTGGCCGGCATCGAGGAACACGAGGTTCGGGTGGATCGTGAAACGTTCCTGCAACGTGCGAATGTCCTCGAACGTGAGGATTCTCTCGTTCCAGATGAGCCGGGATGAACCGTTCTCGCTCCATGCCCGCACCACGGCGAAGAGGTGATCCATCTGCACGTCCACGGTAAGCACGCGCAGTGGAGCCGATATCGCCGCAGGGTCATACGGACCGGGGATGATGCGGCCGTTTTTGTCGAATGCCGCCTCTTCGTCCCAGAGTTCGCCCTTCCGGTAGCCGGTGCGCTCGATTTCGAGTTTGTAGTCCTCGCTGGTTTCGCGCCACGGGATCGCGAGCCGCTTCTGGTAGAATTGCTGGAGAAGCGAAAAATCGCCCTGCCGGGAAACCGCCTTCGCCCGCAGGTAAAGTTCGGCGAGCCGCCCCCAACTCATCGCGCAGAGGGAATTCCAATGGAACCCGGCGTTCTCGGGCGAGGCGTTCGGGTTCTGGGCGACAAACTTCCCCGTGGCATTGAGTTCGCGCCTGACCCGGTCGGTATCCTCAAAGTAGTGATTGCAGCCGGTGCAGTGGAGAGATGTGGTTTTCTGCACTTCGCCGTAGTCCCAGTCGTAGTCGTCACTGCGAGCGGACTTGCTCCACTCGATGTTCTCCCATTTGAACGGCTGGCGCGTGCTGCATTTCGGGCAGGCGAATGTCCATTCCCGCTGGTCGGTCATCTCGAATTTCCGGGATGTGTCGTCGCCTTCCTCGCCAGCTTGGCTCATGAAGAGGCATTTCCCGAGCCATCCGAACGCGGCGACGCGGGCTTCCGCTTCCGCCATGTGGCCGGTCGGCCACCTCCATGTCTCGTCACCAACGAGGTAGCGGATCGACCGGCGTTGGAGGTTCGTTTTGTTGTGCGCCCCAAGAATCCAGAGCGTCATGCCGTTGGAAAATTGGATCGCGGCGGTTTTCTTTTTGTGCCGGTCGCGAGGATAGAGCGCCCGCACCGGGGCGCATTCGTCGAAAAGCTTCTGGAGGCGGGATTCGCTTTGGTCGCGGGCGTCCTCGTCGGTCTGATCGAGCCAGAGCGCGGGGCCGGGAAGGTTCGCAAT